AGCGGCGCACTACATAATAAGCGAGAACCCAAGTTACGTCTCTATCTAACGCTTGCACGGAGCGGTCAATTCGTGCCGACCACACCAACGACAGGTGGCCAGCGCTCTCACTCAGAGCGCAAACACAAATCATTCAAGTAGGCCAGACACCATGATTGTTAATCTTCCCGACCAAGACGAGCCCGTCGAGGTCGATGCACAACACGTTGAAGTTGAAGAAGGCGACCCGTTCCTGACACAGGAAGAGGTCGATGGAGTCATTCAAAAGCGGCTCAGCAGAAAGGAGTCTAACCTCCGCAGCGAGCTGAAAGAGGATGACGAGTTCTTCCAAGAAGCAGCAAAAGCCCGAGGCATCGAACTCCGAGAGGACGGAAGGCCAAAGGGAGCGCCGACCGATGACGAACTCCAGCAGCTGAAGCAAAAAGCAAGCAAGGCAGAAGCGCTGGAAGGCAAGGTGGAAGAGTACGAGCAGAGGATTGAAGAGAGCCGGGAGCAGGAGCTCAAAAATACATTGATCGACAAGGCTCCACCTCCAGCTAACGAAACTGCTCGCGATACCTTCGTCCGCGAAGCCCGAAGCGAAATGACATATGACGACGAGTTCGGGTGGGTTAAGACAGACGAAAACGGCGAAATCGAATACCGCGCCGGAGAGCCGGTCGGCCCCGACCAAGTGATTGCGGAGCTGGAGGACACGCACAACTTCTTGTTCGAGTCCACAACTGTTGATAACGGCTCAGACGTGAATCCCGGCAACGCCACAGGCGGACCCATGACTCAGACCAAGTTCGAGCAAGAGGTCAAGAAGGCCGCTCAAAACAAAGACTTCGAGCGCATGGAAGAGCTGGAAGAAATGGAGGCCGAAAACAAGATCATCGAAGACTAGCAACTGCCTCTCCCTGGAGTGGGGCGAGGCGGTCGGGTAGCGCACGACACGCGTCCCACACCACAGACGCAGCACAATTCATTTAACCCTATAACAACATGGCATTTAACGCAGTACGCTACGCGGAACAGTTCGTGATGAATCTCGACCGCCGAACTGTCGCCCGCGAAATTTCCAATCAGAACTACACACCGATCGAGAACGCCGACGCCGTTAAGGTTTACGCGGCTGACGACCTCTCCGCACAGGACAAGAACGCGGACAACACGGTTCAGATTCAGAACCCTAGCGGTGGCGTCGTCACGATGCCGCTTGACCAGAAAAAAGATCTGACGGTGGGCATCGGAAGCGTCGAAGAGTTTCAGTCTAACGTCGATATCCAGCGCAAGATGCGCGGACGGCAGGCGCAGGCACTGGAGGAAGACCTGGACGACTTTGTGCTCGGCAAGTACGACGAGGCCGGCATCGAGCTTTCCACATCCGCAACCACAGCATCCGGTTTTGGCGACAAGATCCGAGATGCCAAGGTTGCCCTCAGCGACAACAACGTGCCCCGCGGCGGACGCTTCATTGTTCTCAGCCCGTTTTACGCAGACCTCTTGGCTGAGGACGCTGGAGACCGCATCGAGCGGAACCGAGACATTGAGGTTGACGGATACATCGGCCGTTACCAAGGATTCGATGTGTTCGAGACCACAGGCATTCAGGAGACTGGAAGCGCCCCTGGCAAGCAACACCTCATGTTCGGACACCGCGAAGCCGTCACGCTTGCTGTTCAGATGAACGAAGTTGCGCTTGTGGCCAACGCCGAGCAAGCCACCTTCCACGGCGACGTGCTCAAGGCACTTGCTGTGTACGGATCCAAGACGTTCCTCCCGAACGCACTTGGCGACCTCGAAGCTGACGTCCCGGCGTAACACAGCTGATTGAATTTTTGCGTCTGGTCGGGGGCTTCGTCGGGAAGCTCTCGGCTGGGCGCATATTAGTATCTGGATATGCCTCAGATTCTCTCCCCATCATATTACGGCGACCTGCTCAGCGACGCCATCCGCGACCGATCGGACCTCGACGAGATCGTCGAAAAGGCCGAATACTACGTTGTGGATCGCTACCGCGCTCACAGCAGGACCACGTACGGTCTTCGGTTCGCAGGCCATCCGTTTCCGGTGATGCTGGACGGATGGGCAGAAACCGACAACGGCAACCCCGACACTGGCGCCATGCCTCAGGACTTGGTTCGGAGGCTCCGCATTGTGATTGCGGACGTTGTGGCGTGGAGAATCAAGCTGGAGCAGCAAGAGGGCATGGAGAGCATTTCGCAAGGCTCCGAATCTGTTTCGTTTTCAGAACTCGACCAACTTCCGTCGCGGCTGTTCAGGCCGCTGGACAAGTATGATGACAGCGAACCCTTTTCAGGGTACTGGTAATGATTGACCGAAGATATTTCGACCGGCTTTACGACGCCGAGGTGGAGGTGAAACGAAGCCAGGGCAATAGAGGACCGGACGGTTGGACAGAAACAGAAGAGTCCACGGTCTTGCTTTGCAAGGGCAATTTGCAGAGCCAGGGCCGAGAGCTTCGGGAACGCGCTGCTTATTTCGACGCCGGAGACGTGATGGCGTATTGCTCAAAGTCCGTTGCCGCAGTCCGGCCATCGGACACAGTTATTATCCGGCAAGGCAGCCACACCATCGAAGGAGTGGTTGAGCAAGTGATGACAGACGACGCCAGCCTCCTTATCTCACGATGATCGACGACAACGCTTCCGACGTTTCGGACTGGTTCGAGGCAGAGTTGGACGAGTTGGAAGAAGGCGTCGAGAAGATGCAAGAACAGGCTGTAACGGACACAAAGAAGGCAGCCTTGTCCAAGGTACCTGTGGAAACCGGACGCCTTAGAGACGACATCTCAGCGTCTGAGAACAGCGTTTACAACACTCTCGACTATGCGCCTCACGTTGGGTTGGGAACGGTTCGCTTCGACGGCACCGACTACCTCTACGGCCCAGCAAACGAGGCCATCACGAAAGCACTCAAAGACTTGGCGTCATGACACTCATTCAAGGACCGCTTCGGAGAGCCGTAGCAGAAGCACTTTCCGTGCTCGACGTTCCGGTTGTGGTTCAGAAACAGAGCGAGGCCTCGGAGCCCAACGCTCCGTTTGTCATGGTGGAAACGCCGACAGCAACCGCACGAGGCGATATCAAACAAGATACGGGGTACGAGCTGACGCAAACAGTTCGGGTTCACACCCGCTACCCGAAAGGCAAAGCCGACCTCTCCAAGCGAGAGCAGTTGGCTGAAGCCGCCAAACAGGCGCTGGATCCATTTCCAGAACCCGATGGCCACAACGTTGTGGTTGTCCCCAAAACTCCAGATACGCAGCCGGTCAGTTATGAAGCCGGAGGACAGCAAGCATTCGATCTTCTTCTACAGTTCAATCTGTGGACACAAACACTTTAACATTACCTAAAACATGGCATCTATTCCAGCAATCAACATGCTGATCGCTCAGGGCTCGACGGCAATCACCGCGCAGTCCGGTGCAACGCTTTCTGTTAGCAACGAGCTGGCAGAAGCGATTGTGAAGAACACCAACTTTACCGTTCAAAATAGCGGCGACCAAGACTGGACTCTTTCCCACGAAGGCCAAATCACAAAAGACACAGGCAAACACGCGCTAGCCAACGGCGAGGCCAGCTTGAAGATCAAGCCGGATTCAACGCTTGAAATTCTCCCCGGCCTTCAGTCCATCACGCTTTCGATGGAGCAAGAGCTGAACGAGACGCCTCCAGGCATCGACGAGGCCAACGGTTGGAAGAATTATGTTCCGCTTCGCCGGAGCTGGACCGTGGAGGCAGAGGGGCATTATTACGACCCCGCCAACGAGTCCGTTTACGAATCGCTTCACGCGGCCCGAGACAACGGCAACGTGCTTGAAGCTGAGGTCAACTTGTTCAACCTCACGTTTGCAGGCGACCTTGCCGCGGACGGAATGGAGTTGGAAGCGGGCACCGACGACAACGCAATGTATAGCCTGTCTTTCGCAGGATCTGATACGCTCACCAAATCGGGAACGCCAGAGTCCACGATCGGAAGTCTTCTCGACCTCTACTTCAACCAGTCTTCCGCTAACGTCGCTCTTCAGCACAGGAAGAACGGAAGCGTTGTCGCAAGTTCCACGGAGTGGACAGGCAGTGCATACATCAACAGCATGGAGATCGAGATTGCTCGCAGCGAGTTTCCAACCGTTTCCGCCGAATACCAAGGCGATGGCGCACTCAACCGTAACACCACCTCCGCTTAACTCATGGGATTCTTTTACGACGACTTAACGGAGCACCCCGACGCGCTTGTTCTGGAGATTGCAGGCAAGGAAGTGAACTGGTTGCTCAACAAACAAGCGTTCGAAGAAGCAGACAGCGAAGGCGTCAACCTCCAGCAGTTCGACGACGTGGAGGAAGACGACGTTCAAGGCAACTTGGACGCTTTGGCTGCGCTCATTTACATCGGAACGCTTCCCTTCGACAAAGGCCCGGAGCTGGAAGAACTGGATGAAGTCATCACGCCACGAGTGGCCGGCGAAGTCGGCCCCAAGGTGATGGCTCAGTTCCAGGGGCTCACGGACGAGCAAGTTGAAGCCGCAGTGGGAAAAGAGTAGGCGGCGGCCAAGCCACTTCAATTTTCAACTTGGATCTGTTGGAGTGGGAACGCTTCGGCTACAGGCAGCAGCTATCAAGGCCGGAAATCGAGCAAATGAGCCTGCGGGAGTATGTGCTCCGCCAGCAGGCCCATACTCGTAGTAATATGGAAACCCTGCGCCTGGAAACGCTGCCTGTGGTCAATGCCTGGGTTGAGGACGACGTGAAGGTTGAAGACTTCTTCGGCAACGCTGCCACCACCGAGCAAGACAGGGAAGAGCTTCGAGAGTTCACCGACGACCTCAAAGACAGCGAGTTTGGCAAAGACCTGGACTGGAGCTTGGTGGACGAGCAACTGAACGAACCCGAAACAGACACAGAATAGTGCCGGAAAAGACATTTGCAGTTAATTTTGAGACCTCCGGTTTCCGCAAGGCATCCAAACAGATGGACGCCATCGGCGATGAAGCCGACGAAAGCGGAAGCCAACTCGCCAGTGCTGGAGCCGCAGGCAAAAAAGCGCTTGCTGGCATTGCCACAGCCGTGACTGGTGCCGTGGCAGGCATGGGCGCCCTCATTTCCAAAACCACCGAGTACGCAAAGCAGGTGGACCAAGCCGCAAGCCAAAGCGGCATGGCTGTCGAAGACATTCAGGAGATCGCGTATGTGGCGAAGCAGGTATCGGGCACGAGCTTCGACACTGTGCGTGACGGCTTGAAAGAGCTAGCCATCCGAAGCCAGGAAGCAGCCATGGGAAGTGGCGAGGCCAAGGAAGCGTTCGATCGGTTGGGCATTAGCCAGCAGTTCTTGAAGCAGTCCGACACGTCAGAGGTTTTTCGTCGCGTCCGCTCCGAGCTTTCGCAAGCCACCCCGCAGATGCGCACGTTTGCATCCGAAGCCATCTTTGGAGGCGAGGCCGGGGAAAAGCTGACTGAGGTTCTTGGCCTCACAGAGGCGCAGATGAAGTCTCTAAGAGGCGAGGCCGAACAGTCTGGCCAAGTGCTAAGCCAAAGCCAAGTTTCCGCTCTGGAGCGAACTAGAGAGTCCTGGACGCGGCTCACGCAGTCGGTGTCGGGCTTCGCAAGGCAAATTGCCGCTGGCCTTGCACCTGTTCTGAATAGCAAGGTGATTCCCGGCCTGAGGTCGATGGCCAAGAGCCTCACGGAAACAATCCGTGCCTTGATGAACCTCAGCGACACCACGAAGGGAGTCATTGCCATCATCACTGGACTTACCGCAGCGCTTGTTGTTGGCCAGTGGGCACAGGCAGCAATCAGCATCGCCAAAATAACGTCTGCGCTTTCCAAGCTTCGCGCTGTTGCAGCCACCACGTGGGCAACAATGACTGGCCCGGTCGCCGCAGCCATTGCTGCTGTTGCCGGATTGGCAGCCGTTGCTTACTTGGTTTATGATAACTGGGGTTCTCTCGGCGACTTCTTCAGCGACCTCTACGCTTCAATAAAAGATGCCACGAACGCGTTTGTCGGCATTATCAAAAGTGCGTTTAAGCTCATGTGGCTGCAAATCAAAAGGCTGTTTTACAGCGGCTTAAACGGTATCATTGACGCCATCAACGCTGCTGCTCAAGCCGTTGGTATGGACAAGATGTTTGACAACGTGGATGGTGGTCCAGCTCAAGAAGAAATTGAAAAGGTAAAAGTTGCAGGTAACGAGGCAGCGGCGCAGCTGGGAGATGCCTTTGCCGATATTGGCGGGCAATTGGCTGGAGGCATGTCCGATGCCTGGGACGAGATTGTTGCCGAGTCCAAGAAAGGTTTGGACGCTTTGGGTGGCATGTTTAGTTTTGACGTGGGCGCAACAGCTAGCAGCGAAGGCGCCGCTGAAGGCACCGCTAATGGTGGAGCCGGCGGATCTGACGGCAGCGGAAGCGACCCCGTTGCACAAAAGGCGTCTAAGGCGCAGGTTCAGGGCACGGAGTCGCTGGGTTACATGGAACGGCTTCTGAAAAAGCAGAAGCAGGTCCGCAACGCCGCCCTAATCAGCAGCCGCCAGATTGGAGCCACGGTTCAGGGAGCCATCGGCGGCATCAGCAGGCAGATGGGCAACTTCGTAACCAGCCTGTGGAGCGCCGAAGAAGGCTTTCAGTCCATCGGAGACGCCGCCAAGAGCTTTGGCAAAGCGTTCATGGGCATCCTCAAAAGTGTCATCAAACAGTTGGTTACAGCCATTGCCAAAATGGCGATCATGAAAGGAATCATGTCTGTGTTCAGTATTGGCACAGGTGGATTTGCTGGAGGCTTGATGGGTGTTGGTGGTGGCGGTGGTGTCATTCCGTTTGCTGACGGAGGCATTGTCACTGGCCCCACCAACGCTTTGATCGGTGAGGCTGGACCAGAGGCAGTGATTCCTCTAAATAAACTTGACCAGTTCATGGGAGGCGGCCAGCACGTTACTGTCTCCGTCAAAGACCAAGTTATCCGAGGACAAGACATTCACACGTCGTACCACGTCAGCCAGCGCAATCAGCGCAGGCGTGGCCACGCAAGCAGATAATCGCACATGGCAAGTTTTGGAACCAAGTATCGTTTGGAATGGAGCACTCCAGTTCAGAACAACAGGCTGGACATTCAAGAGGCGAATTACAACAGCTCCATCACTTCGCTCAATCCCGGTTCCACCAAACCGTTTGAAATCGAATGGGGAGAGCGAGGAAGGCCTGAGCTATATCTCCCGCTCATGGTCAGCACCGGAAGTGTCCGTGTGTTGGGGGACGGCAAGGGGCAGCTCTTGGAAGAGATTTTCGGGTCCAGCGACACCACGTACCGCGTCCGCCACTACACGGACACGGGAAGCGGATGGGACCTCAACTGGAGCGGATACCTGGCCACCGATCTTTGGGAAGACGACCCGTCGTTTGACGGCGAAGTGCTGGAGGTCGAGGCCATTGACGGCCTCAGCCTGTTGGAGCGATACGCAGCAGACCCATTGGACTCGTCTCCCGGTGACGCGCTTCACGAATCCCTGGAAGACTTGCAGCACGGGATCGACTTGCTCTATCACATGGAATGGTATCCGTTCAACGACGGCGGAGACCAGATCCAAATCTTTCCCGCTAGCACCGTCACGTTCGGCGGAAAGCCTGATTGGGAAAACCGCAGGAAGGAATTGGAGGACGTGTTGGAAAGGTTTGGCATGCGGCTTGTCCAGAGCGGAGGCACGTGGTTCGCTCGACAGCGCCACGGCATCGATAGCCAGGGCACCATCGGTGACGTCTGGAAGAAGCAGCCCAACGATCAGCTCAGCAACACCGGAACAAAAGACCTGAAGCAAGACCTGTCCACATTTGTTGTTGAAGACAAACGGGATCGCCCCAGGTCTTTTGTCGAGCGAGCTGTTGAAGTGTCTAGCACATATAACTACGAAGAGCCGGAAAACTTCATTGCTAACGGCGGCTTTGAGTCAGGCGACCTCACGGCATGGGACAGGTTTAGAGACAGCCCAGGTACAAACGCAACGGTAGACCATTACGATAACCTTTACGAGCGCGATCCGAAGCAAGATAATCTTTATGCGGCACTTATATCGGCGGACTCAACTTCCAGTGACGTGCCCGATGGTGCTTACATCGAGCAGAAAGGCGCACCCATTTACACCTTAGGTCCGCGTGGTGGTATAGAGTGGAACTATCGTGTATGGAGC